GTGCTGCAGCTTCTAATTCTTGTCCTGCATTGTATGCTGGGTTTATGCTTATAGGTGATTTTACTATTGGTTTATCTGCTACTGGATTTGTTATCAACGCCTGGCTAATTTCTGCTGCGGTAACTGTAGAGTTGTAGTTAACGATAGGTATTATTACAAATCCAAGTCCTGTGACCATAGCTCTTGATTCCCCTATTCTTGGTAGTTTTTCAATTAATGGCTTTTTGGAGTTGTAAACTATTTTGTTAAATACGTTTGATGGGTTTGGATACCCATCTACATTTTTTAAACCTAAAGATCTTGATGGCCATGTAGTTGTCCATGGAAGTACCTCCCACAACTTTCCTTTATCGGTTGGTATTTGATCAGTCCCTCTATCTCTCATAAACAATGACAAGTCTGGGGCCTCTACTGTAATTGTTATTCGTACTTTAGTTGTCCTATGATCTAACTTATCTATTATTACTTTTTGAAATTTAGCGTATTGACCATACGCATACCTCTCTTCTTGATCTGGCATAAGCTCATCTGCTACAAATAGATGTGCATCTCGATTATCTCCTAGACTTGGTCCATCAGGAAGCGGTGTTACCCCAGATCCTCCTTGGTAGTATATTTGATCTTTATATTTTGGTAATAATTCTGTCCATGGATCTTGCAGAGTTGGAGTTCCTATATGAATTGATCCACTACTAGAACCTTCATCGTGTACTATTCTACTTTTTATGGGTTGATTGTTTGCATACTCTTCTAGTGTTACTGTCACTTTTTCTTTTACAAATCCAGGACCTGCTTTAGTAAAATTTTGTAAGCTTAAACGTGCAGCGCCTAGGTAGTACGAGCCAGAGTTACTTCTCTGTGCTGGCATTGGAAATTCATCATTTGGCTCGTAATTAAAAATACCATTGCCAACATATGCACAAAATATAGCACGTAATCCACTAATTCCGTGTATAGCTCCTTTCATATGATCAGCTAATAGTGTTAGATCGATGTCTTGGTATGCTTGCGATACTGCTTTGCCTTTGTTTATAGTATATGTGTATGGTATTCGTGTAAAGTAATTATCGCTAACTTCTAAAGGTGAGAGAGGGGTAATCTGTCGAACAGGACCTGCTAGTAGATTATATGGTGTAGGATCTAGCATGTTTATTGTCCATCCAAAAGGATTGTCGGGGGAAGAAAAAGGATCGGTTACAATGCTTTTTAATTGCAATCCTAGACTTTCACCAAGTGGATCCTTAAACGACTTTCGGCTAAAGGAGTCATCTATTGATTCCCAATTATCAGTATCATCGTCTGCGTTTGGGTTTACAATAAGATTACTATAAAATAGCGAATCAATTTGTGCATCAAACACTTCTATTGTGATAGCTCCTGCATCAGTAGACCCTACATCGTTCGAAACTATACACGAGTAATATCCTGAAAACTCCGGTTGTATGTTGCTGATAGTTATTGTGTTTTTATCTAAGATAACTCCAGTTTGGGAATCCAAAACATTACCTGATTGATCTCCAGTAATTTCCGTAGGAGATGTCCATCTGTAGAATAGTTCAGCATTAGTTGGCTTAATAACTAATTGACCGTTTTCAACATTTAATATATCAGGTTGCTGCGCTTCTACTTTTAAAACTATAGTAGCGCCTTTTTCCACTTTGATCACTCCTTCTAAGGACTCATACATAAATCCCTCAACACCATCTGCTACAGCTATTGGTTTGATTGGTGGTTGGGTTGCCTCTAATAGTGTTTTTATAATAACCGGAGGTTGATTAATTATTATTGGCATTAAATCGTAAAACGTATCGTTTTCGTCTAGTTGATTATTTATTGGTGGTGTTGTTAACAGCTCGCTTTCAGATACTAAAGGAGTCTTTGCATAAGGCACTAACACTTGGGTTATTATTCCTCCCTCTGAATATACTCTTGGTAATCCTTCGCTAGTAATACAATAAGGTCCTGTATACTCTACACCGTCTAGTGTGCGAAACTCACCGAATGTTGCAGATAATATTGTCTTGGTAACTTCACTCATTATTAAATTTACTGATTACGCTCAACTTTAAATACAAAATTATTATCTATAATATCAAAACTAACACCATCACTCTGTGGCACTTTAAGTAACAAACGATAATATTGTTCTGGTTGAAAACTGGTCAAATTTAATCGAAAATAACTTCCATTACTATCTGAACTAACTTTTGTGAAGTTACTGAAATTTATAATTGCGTCGTCTGATTTTGCAAGATATATTGCATACTGAGATCCAGTCGGTACTCTGTATACATCTAAATAACCAGAAGAAACAGCAAAGGTTGGTGTTGGATATCTATAGCGTGGCTTTATGTTTAGTCGAGGTCTGCTATCTTCTTTGTATGCTGGTTGTAAGTTAGCAGCAATTATATTGTATTCCTGATCTGTATTTATAATTGATACGGCTCCTGTGTTTGTGCTATCATCAAATTTTGCTTCAATAACAGGACTATATATTGTGCTCGAATCTTTACTATAAAATAATAAAGACGAATAGCTTCCAATTTGATTTTCATCTGATCGTTTTATAATTAATCCATTAAAAATGATAGATCCACTTTGAACTTGACGAATAATTGGCGTAATGTTTAAATCAACATCTGTTGTGGTATAGCTAAATGATTGTGACGCTACACTTGCTGTGTACCATGTGCCTCCTCCTGCATTAACTTGCCATGATCCAGTTACTCCACTAGCAAAGGATGCTGTTGACCAAGCAGTGCCTGGAGTAGCTTTTCCTTGTCTATAGTACCAACTAACACCTTCTACAGTTGCCGGTGTTGTGTTTGATTTTCCAATACCCATATCGTAAGATGAGGATAGAGGATAAGCTTCTACGTTGTAGTTTAATGGTATTTGTTGTGGTGCAGTTGCATATAGCTTTAAGTTATAATTAAAGCTGTTTGGATTATAACCCAGAGATACAATACTAGCTGACATAGCTGTGTAATCAAAGCTTAGTACAATGCGAGATACAAAGCTACTAGTTGCAGCGCTTGAGCCAGTTCCCGAACCAGTATTTGGCGTAACTCGTAGCTCAAGCACTTGATCGAGTCCGGTGTTGCGGGTTGGGGCTATTTCGTATAGCGTTGCGTCTTTAGTTGGATAAAATCTTAATACCATTTAGTATGTTGCTATGCGTCCTTTAATGTCGTTATCTGGATATTTGACTTCAAATACCATTGGGTCTAAGCTTGGATAAATAATTCCATTGCGGATTGATTGCTCAATGCCGTAAAATACGTTACTATATCCTAGTGATGAATCGTTTAGGTTACTAATTGCGACCTTGGTTACTGTTTGTACACCTGACTGCGCTAGTAGTGCGCTATAAACATCTGTTAATACAATTGGTTGATTAATTTGCCATCTATCAATGTTAAAATAATCTTTCATTGCCTCAACACAATTAAGCAATACTTCATTAGCATTACGATCACGCAATGGTATAATATCAAAAGCTACTTGAATATTCACTATATATCCATTACGAATGTTAATGCTATCTGTTAGCATTCTGTATTGTGAAATGTATGTTTTTAAATTTTCTTTTACAGCTCTGTTTACGATTGTTAAATTGCGATTAAAATCATATCCCAATATATACAAGTTCATAGCTAATGGATTAACTACTGTATCTTGTGTCTCACTTGTTAATAAGTTATTCTGCTCGTCTGGTGTTATAAATACCTTTGATACACTACCAAATTGTGGTGGCATTGAAAGAGCTCTAATTAAATAATCTTCTCGTGTAACAGCTCGGTTTTGAGATGATAACTGCTTAATAGCATTTTGTCTAATCTCTTCTAAAGTCTCCTCAGATCTACCTCCAATCGCAGCTTCAGGATTATTCACAGCTAATGAATTTAGAATTGATGTGTTTAGTATTGGTGTGTTTATTGGAAAGTTTGCAACACTAGTATCTACTCCAGCTATTGTGGTTATTGTATTGCTACCAACGTTTGATGCCACTCCTCCACCCTTAAGGTATGTTACAGTTAGTGTTGTATTTGACGGCGCAACTCCATACGCTTTTGTACTACCTGGTGCATTAGGATCAATAGATACATCTGCATCAATTTTTCCGGTTGGTAAATTGACTCCAATATTATCCGGTGTTGGTAGTAGCTCTTCATCCTCTGAAGTGCTTACTCCAGCTCCAAATTGAACCTCTATTCCATCGTCAACAATACGTGATACAAATCTTCGTGGTGTCTTTTTTAACTTTAACAAATATGGTATTTCATCTTTATACGGTGCAGCATCGGGATCGTTAAAGGATGTATTTGTTACTTGTTCAAATATTGTATCTTGAGCTAAATAAGGCACTTCATACCAACGATTACCGTCTGAGTCCATAATTGAATCAATGCCAATAAAGTCTGCAGGTGCATCACTGAAAGGTATTTTAAATTTAAAAAACTTAGTAGGTGCTCCTACACTAATAGTTGTTGTGGTTGGTATAGCTGATATAGCTTTTACTGTTTTTTTTGCTAGATAGTATTCTGGATTACCCGTTGCATCGTAAGTGTATACTGAATATACCACCGAGTCGTCTGTTGTGTTTATAGAAAAATCAACAATATCTTGTACATAAAAATCAACTGGGGTTGACTCTGTTAAAGTACGTACATTAACTTCAGAAGTTGTCTGTACTCGCATACCTGGATTAATACGAAGTGAATATCTTGTATCCGGTACTGCATTGTTTCCACTTCCAGAACATGGTAGCAATTGATATAAATCAACATTAACAGTTGCTGGAATGCTTACTTTAGGTTTATATCCCATTGCAGCTGCAATAGCTAATACGTTTTTCTTTTCAGTTGCTTGTAGTAATAATGATTCTTTAAGCTGTGAGTCAATATAATAATTTAAGGTATCGCCTACGTAGGCAATCAACTCAAGAAACATCATCCCTGGAGAAGCTTCATTGAAATCGTTATAGGTATTTGGATAGTATATTTTAACAAAATCAATTAATCCTTTTTTGATATTGTCAAAATCTCTACCTAAATATTTTATATCTTTTGATGGTGGTGTATACATATTACATTTTTACTACTGAGCAGTTTCTAGTTCAAATTGAATTGATCGTGTATCTATTTTATTTCCTGCTAAACTGATAGTGAGGTTTATGTTTACTTGATTTGGTGAGAAATCAGGCGCTACTACAATTAGCTCGTTAATAAATATGTACGGAAGCCAAATTCCAAAAGCATCTGTGATAGACTCTTCGATCTCAAGTGTAAATTCTTCAGTTGCATTTTGAAATAATACTCTACGTAAATCACATCCAAAAGTTGGTAGCATTGGTCGCTCACCTTTATTAGTAAACAATAGATTTTTAGCGTTTGCTACTGCTTGATCAATTGTTAGATAATTTAATTTAAAGAGAGATCCATAGCTTTGATTAGTTGGTAAGTCTAAGCCAATTGCGACATCTATTTGCGAATCTAATATTGGTTTACGGATTTCTACTGCCATTACTTCACTCCACTATGCTCGTAAGAGCTTTTGAGTACTTCAGAATAATCTTTTATAAATGCTGATGTTGGGTCGTTGGAGTTTACTAAAGTTGAATTTTGATTTAACTCTTGCATCATTCCAAAGCCCGGTGCTTCTTCAGCATCAAAATGTCCCATATCTGACCAATCGTTTGATGTTGATTCTTGAATAGGTGTACTAGTACCGTTACGTAAATCATTAGCTGTCTCTCTTAATAGATCGCTTAAAGTGTTTCCCATTTTAATACCATAGTCTTTTTGAACTGCTTGCTTTGGAAGTGGTAGTGGATTTCTATTTTGCCTTTGGCTTATTGCTGTTTTTTGCTCTAATAATATTGGCGTAAGTGCTGATTTTAATTCTTCGCGAACTACAGAGCGTACCTCTTCTTTAATTATTTTTCTTAATACTTGTGTAAAGTCTGACATTTTCATAAATTGTATTTGAGTTTAATATAAATAGGCTATGAATTACTTATATCCCTTAAATCTAAATGGTAGTATTCCGTATTGTGGAGCTGGATAAACTATGCCTACCATTCCATCTAACTGCTTTTGAAAATTTTCTGCAATCTCTCTGATGTACTCTTCTCCGCCATCTACAAATCCGTTTTTTGTTAATCGTGGAAACTTTGATATTGTTACTATTTGAAAAATTGTTCCAAAACTATTTTGCCAAGTAGCTCCAGTCCAAAAGACTCGAGCACTTAATCCAAACACAGAAGACAGTACACCAGCCTCTGCATTTAATAATTTTTCCTTAATTGCATCTAGTTCCACTTGATGGTCATCGTAATATTTTTTAGCTAAGCCAGCTAAATACTCCTTTGCTCCTGTTATAAATTCTTTAAATTCTTTGCGTATAAACTGCTCAAATTCAGATAGTGATACCATTAATCTATCTATTAAAGCAGCTAAAAAAGATCCCTGACGTTTTGTGATCAACTTATCTAAATATACTAAATCGTCGTACGGATTATATTTTCCAAGTGTAAATCCTCGAGCTTTTGTTTTTTGTTCTTTAACAAATTTGCGAATCTGTGCTCGAGTCTTTCCTGCAGTAGTAGTTGGATCGGTGTTAGTAGGTGTTGCTGGTTGGTTTGCATCTTCCGAAAACAGAGGGTTGTCGTTTTGTTCTGATAAATAGCCTAGCATTTTCCGAATTAATTCCTGGACTTTGTACAGGTATTTACTTTCTAGCTGTACTAATGCTTGTGTTGTGTTTGCTGATTTTATTAGCGAAGTTGCTACTTGACCTCTTAGCTCTGTTCGTAATTTTCGAATAGCACTTATAATAGAGTTAAAGGTGGGATCTCCGCCAAAAAACTCTTCAACTATGCTAACAAACGCATTTGTTTTGAGGTTTGTTACTAACCCAATTTCGTTATTATCTCCCTGCTTTCCTATTGTATTTTTAGCAGTTTCATCTAATGCAGTTTTTAAATCTTGAATAAAGTTTTTTCCAAAATTCTCTTCAATTCCAATGACGTTAAGCGCCTCTCCCACTAGCTCTCCCTCTTTAATTGCTTGTATAACTTTAATAATCAAAACTACATATTGATCTATTGTTTTTAATACATCAATATTTTCTAAAAACTTCTGCCTACTGCTTTGAGCTTCTCTGTATATGTGTTCAGAAATTTGAGGATTACCTCCCTCTAGTCCTATTATTTCATATTGATATTTACCTTCTGCTATTTTTCTTAAATGAGCTTC